TCACTGTACGATGACGAATCTAAAGCAGAAGTTCACGAATCTAAAAATGATGCTAAGCCCCTAATACCTCCTAAAAAAGTAAAGGGTACTAATTATTGGGATTCTGAAGTAGATAGTGCCATTGAGCATAGAAAGAAAGTCAAGCGATTGCTAGCAAAGAGTTTGCGTTTAGCATCTTCTATGTTAAAGTCAGGCGTGGGTGCTGTTGGTGATTCTAGTACAGGTGCTATGGGACTTGGAATAGATTATGCTACACCTATAGAATCGCCAAGTGGCCCTACCAGTCTTGTTGGTTCCAAAACTATGCCCGACCATGACGCTAGGGATGTAGAGCGTGATAACAAAGAAAGGGCAGAAGATAAGAAAATGGGCCACAGAAAGCCTGTTGATGATGACGAAGCAGGTCATTTGTCTATAGATAAAGACAAAGCGGCCTTCGTACCTTATTAAATAGTATGAGCGGTGTAATTATCGGCATGGCACCAGCGGCTGCACTGAGGGCATCTACCTCCGTCCACCCTGCTAGCATTGCCATTGTCAAGTCATCTAATGACCTAATCATTGCTGGCTACGCATCTGTAGAGATGGTAGACAAGCAGGGTGACTTGATTACTCGTGGAGCATTAAAGGACGCCTTTGGTAACTTTATGAAAGCAGATGGTTTTCGCAATGTTCAATTAGCACATTCAAACATTCAGGTCGGCGAAGTAATCAAGGCTTACACTGACTCTGATGGTAGACTATGGAAGTCCGGCGTTGATGACGCCGGCATGTTCGTTGTCATCAAACTTAGAGATGACATCGAAAAGGCTCGTGAAGTAGCCAATGAGATTCGCAAGGGTAACCTAACTGGGTTCAGCATTGGAGGACAGGCGTTTAAGCGCATTAACAAATCTGATGTAAAGCATGGAAACTATACTGAGATTTCCAAGTTAGAACTGCATGAAGTTACTATTTGTGAGAAGGGGATTAACCCCGAAGCATCCTTTAGAATACTGAAGGAGGACACTACTATGACAAACGAAGTAGACGCATTGGGTGAATTGGCATCCGTGATTGATCGTTTATCTAAGCAGTTGGACGACATGGACAAAGAAGATGAACAGAAGGGCATGATGGACAAGAAACCTATGCCTGACATCAAAGACATCGATGATGACGGTGATATGGAAGAACCAATCACTGAAGCACGAGAGGACATGGACGAAGATGACGAAGATGACGACATGGAACCAAAAAAGAAACCTATGGATGAACTAAAATTAGCCGAGGACGACAAAATGGCAGATAAAGAAGAAGATAAGAAAGATGATAAGAAAGACAAGATGTACAAAGATGACATGGAAAAGTCAGAGTACAGCGATGTCATCACTAGCGAATACCTAGATTGGATGGAGAACACTTTGAAATCCGCTGGCGTAGACACTGGTGCTGCTCGTGCGCACTTTGATGATGTTTCCAAGGCTAACCTTGGAAGCACTCCTGAGCAGATTGGAGATGGAGCAGACTACTTTGCAGGTCAAGTTAAGGGCCGTGCAACTGAAGGTGGCTCACCATCAACCAACGCTATCTCCCGTGCAGGATTAGGTGGAGGCGGCGATGTCGCTAAGTCTTACCTAAACCCTAACAATGTTTCTCCAACTGAAATCGAAGAAGCATATGAAGTTTTCAAAGCAGCAGCAATGGAGCAGCAGTTCAAGAACAACTTGAACGATGTGTTCTCAGAGCGCTTGCAGAAAGAACTAACAAGCGAAGCACAGACTCGTGCAGCAGCAGAGTTTGACGCTCGTGGCCCTCTCGCAAACATTGAGAAGGCAATTTCACAACTAAGTGACAGAATTGACAATATCAGTTCTAGCACATCAGCGGAAATCCGCAAATCAACAAACCACTCCACAGTAGAAATACCATCTACAGAGGAACTAGCAAACATGTCGTGGGACGAAGTACACAATCTCGCAGGGACGGTTTGGAACTAAATGGAGGAATGAATAATGGCACGAAATTACACACGAACAGTACAAGACATGGAACGCTACTACTATGGAGCAGGCACTAACATGGGATTCGGTTACTCAGGTAGCGAACTTCTCAAAGCAGATGCACCACTTCTAAGCACAACCGCTGGTACCTACCAAGCGATCTACGGACGCAAAGTATGGTCCCAGTTGAACCAAGAGTTTAACGCATTCTCTATCCTTCCTAAGAAGCCTTGGGACCGCAGTGGATGGAGAGTCGTAACTGCAAAGCCTTCGACAGCAGTCGGTGGCGGTATTGCAGAAAACGGCACACTGCCTGACACTACAAAGCCTACATTCCAAAATGTTGCAGCAAAGCCTAAGACTATCGCACACTCATTCGATATGTCCGAGGTTGCAATCTTCTTGAATGACAAGGATGACGGACTTGGCGACATTCGCTCTGTCCTAAAGGAAGAGATGGGTAAGCACCACGCTGAGCACATCAACCAAATGCTACTACAGGATGTAGACACACCTGCAGGTAACGACCTTGAATCACTTGACAGAGTAACTGCAGCAAGCACAATGGACAGTACAGGTACTGGATATGCAGCAACCGTAAGCGGTGGCTCTTCTACTTCACACACAGCGCATGTAAGTGCTGCTGCTGACTTGGACATCTACAGCATTGACCGAAGTGCAAACACATGGTCTAACGCTGAAATTGATGTTGCATCAGATGCAGGTCTAACCGAAAGAACTCTATCACTCGACCATCTTGACGGAATGTTCCAAAAGATTTGGGTTCGTGGTGGTAATCCAAAGGTTATGCTAACAGGATATGACACTCTAATGAGAATCCAGCAACTATTGCAGGCTCAACAGAGATTCATGGAAGAGAAGCGTGTTGTACCAACATACAATGGCGTTAAGGGTGTACCGGGTGTTGAGGCAGGATTTATTGTCGCAACCTACAACGGTGTACCAATCATCCCATCTAAGGATGTAGCAGCAGACGGTATTAGCAGAATCTACATGCTTGATACTGATTATCTATACTACAGTACTGCGAAACCTACTCAATACTTTGAGTCCGGTATCGAGACTGGCGATCCATTCGCAATTAACAGACTAGGACAGGAAGGACTTTACCGCACAATGGGTGAAGTTTGGACTACTTTCTTTGGAGGTCAGGGTTCAATCCGAGACTTGTCTTGAGGTTGATTGTGACAAATAATACAGGAGATGAAAAAATATGGCAACAGTAACATCGCATACAAACCTAACAGTAACGACAACATACCTAGACATACCAATTGCAGGTAACACTCCGGGTGCACTAGCAAGTGCACCTGATGCAGACGGTACAATGGGTGACAACACCGCTTGGTTAAGTGGAGCAGGAGATGCATACAGTGCAGGTACTGCGGGTTATCCGGGTACTTTGACTCCATTCACTGCAACCAACACAGCAGGAACAAATGTACCAGTATCAGGTCTAAGAATGATTTCAGTTATGGTAACAGGTAACACAGGAACAACTCAGAAGTTTGCAGTTAATGCTTATGACTCAGGCCTAAGTCGCATTTATGCACTTATCAACTTGACAAACAACACTGACACTGACGAGTCTTTGGCAGCAGCAGCAACTGTAGTAGCACACGAAACTGGTGAACTGACATTCACTGTTGGTGGAGCAACCGATACTACCTTGATTACACTAATCGCAGGTTAAGGTGATTCAACTTGCCTACAGTAACTTTCATTGGCCCTTTGGCTTACAGGCGTAGGCTAGATATGGCGGGTCAGTGGGTAAGGAGTGAGCCAGTCGAGGTTAGCCAAGAATGGCTAAACCAACATAGACGAAGGCTTTCACCTAAGCATTTTAGAATTGAAGGCGATGCTGGAATAACAGTAGATGCTGGAAATGACGGAATACCTGACGCAGGCTGGACTAAAAAAGACATCAGCGCATGGCTCAAGGCTAAGGGTGCAGAGTTCGGTGGTTACGCTACAAAAGCGAAACTACTCGGACTTGTGGAGGAAACACTAAATCCTCCGGCACCTGAGCCTGAGCCTGCAGTTGTCGAAGAGCCAGTGGCAGAAGAGGCAGTTGAAGAAACAATTACAGGAGATGAAGAATAATGGCAGTAACAATAGATCCAAGACCGAGTTATTTCGGTGACAGAATGATAGTGACAGGTACCTTTGAAGCAGCAGACAACTCGATTGATTTGAGTGGGCTACTTGCAAGTATTGACTTTGCAGGTGTCAACCTAAGTGGTATCTTGCAAGAATCAGTAATCACAGACACGGGTGGCGGCAGTAACATACAAAATGTACTTTTCCATCCTCAAACGAGGATTGACGGAACAACTATCCGTGTCGCAATGGCTTTGGCTGACGGTACACTTGCAGATACAGCAGCAACACAAGGTGGAACTTTCCTAGCAATTGGTCGCCGCAATTGAGGTGACTAAGCATGGGAAGTGCTAACTTAGCAGCCCTAAAGTCTAAGGTGGTAGGTCCACTATCACCGGCTGACTTTTCAGGTGCTACCGCAATACAAACTGCAATTGATGCAGGCTTTGACGCAGTAACCGATGCTAATACCGCAGATACCATCGTTGGTATCGAAATGCTCAATGTCTTAGGAAATGCTTATTTGGTAATCATTTACAAGGCCTGAGTGGGATTGGCATGGAGTCACACAACACTCTTGGGTTTGACGACATCGAGCGCCTTCAGAAACGAGGAATACGGTTGGCCGAGTCCTACGGGGCTGGCACCGTATTCAATGAAGATAAGCCGCTTCAAGGTATAACCAAGAAGCAGCGTAATCGTAATAAGAAGGCCGGTGATGTCCTTAACATCGGGTCCGGCACCCGTTGCAAACACTGCGGTATGCTCTACTTCATGTGGGTAGACAAGTGCAGAACTTGCAATCGCCAAATGGAATACAACTTAGGACAGAAGGAGGAATGATTTCATGGGTGATGTTTTAGTCAAATCGAGAGCACAGGATGAAGCAGACAAGTTAGCATCCTCTCAAGATACTGAACAAAGGACCGGCGAAGGGCGCAAATCAGCAGAGCGCCTAAGAGGAACCCCTAGTAAAGTCAAAGTTAAGCAGCCTGAAAGATTGGATGTTTCTGATAAACAAGGTATAGTTGGTGGTAAAGAAGCCGCCGAGGATTTAGGCATTGAGTTGCCTGATGATTTCTTTGATGAAAAGGAAGAAGATGATGATGTTGCCCGTGATGAGTACGGAGAGGAGATTTCTCAAGAGTATGGCACGAGCAAGAGAGAGGGGCACCTTTTCCCAGTACAAGGAAAAGACCCAGCATTCGGTGAAGAAACAGGTTTACCTGCACTCGATACCTCTATGTTTGAGGCGGAGAAGCCTGAGCCGAGTAAGTTCGCACAAGGTAAAGACCTGCGCACTAAGGAAGGCCAGTTGAACCAAATCATAGAAAGGGTGAAGTCTAACCCCGGATATCTTGAGCAAATTGCCGAATTGAATGATGTTGATTTCGATTTGGCTATGACTAGACTTGGTAAGATAGAAGGCTTATCTGATGATGAATTGATTGCGGCCTTTGTACAAGGCATAAAGGACGATGATTTGCCGAAGTTATCTACAGGCTCAATGGTCGGAGTAGAGGCCGGTAAAGATAGAAGGCGTAGGCGGGCTGAATTGGCTAGTGGAGATCCTGACCGAAGTAAGTTCTCA